CGGGCGCCGAGGAACGCAATGCGCGCTGGGCGCATTCGCGCCGGCGTTACGATGCGGGCTACGGCGTGAAGACCTTCGACGCGCTCTCGGCCGTCGTCGCGTTCTTCGAGGAGCGGCGCGGGCGGCTATACGGCTTCCGCTGGCGCGACCGGCTCGACAATTCCTCCGCGGCGCCGGCCGCCGCCGTGACGCCGCTCGACCAGGCGATCGGCACGGGCGACGGCGCTGCGACGACGTTCCAGCTCGTGAAGACCTACGGGTCGGCCTACGCGCCCTATCCGCGCCCGGTCGCAAAGCCGGTCGCGGGCTCGGTGCGCGTCGCCGTCAACGGCACGGAGCAGACCGCCGGCACGGCGTTCACGGTCGACACCACCACCGGCATCGTGACGTTTCTCTCGGGCCATGTGCCCGCAAGCAGTGCCAGCATCACGGCGGGCTTTCAGTTCGACGTGCCGGTGCGGTTCGACAGCGATTATCTCGAAGTCGATCTCTCGGCGTTCGCGGCCGGCAGCGTGCCGCGGATTCCGCTGGTGGAGATCAAGCTATGAGAACCATTCCATCCGGCCTGCAAGCGAAGCTCTCCTCCGGCGTCACCACTCTGGCGCGCTGCTGGATCGTCACGCGGCGCGACGCCGTGACGCTCGGCTTTACCGATCACGACGAGGACATCACCCTCGACGGCACCGTGTGTCGCGCAGCGACCGGCCTCACCGCCTCGGAAGCGACCGCGCGGCTCGGCCTGCAGGTCGACGGCGCCGAGATCGCGGGCGCGCTCGCCGATGACTCGCTCGCCGAGTCCGATCTCGCGGCCGGGCGCTATGACGCGGCCGGCGTCGCGGTGCATCTGGTCGACTGGAGCGATCCGTCGCTGCGCGTCCTGCTCGCGACCGGTGTGCTCGGCGAGGTGCGGCGCGAGGGCTTGGGCTTCACGGCCGAGCTGCGTTCGCTGACCTATCGGCTCAACGAAGAGAGCGGCGCGCTCTATACGGCGAATTGCGCGGCCGATCTCGGCGACGCGCGCTGCACCGTCGATCTCACCAACGCCGCCTATCATGGCGCAGGCACGGTCGCCTCGCTCGCCGGCACCGCGGCATTCCGCGTCAGCGGGCTCGATGCATTCGACGACGGCGACTTCACCGCCGGCAAGCTCACCTTCACGAGCGGCGCGAACAACGGCTTTGCGGTCGAGGTGAAGACGCATCGCGTGGCGCTCGACGGCGTGCTGATCGAGCTGTGGCAGGCAGCGCCCGAGGCGATCGCGCTCGGCGATACGTTCGCCGTCACGGCCGGCTGCGACAAGCGCTTTGCGACCTGCCGCGACCGCTTTTCGAACAGCGTCAACTTCCGCGGCTTCCCGGCGATCCCCGGCAACGACTTCGTCGTCAGCTATCCGATGCCTGGGCAGGCGGGGACGCGCACGGGCGCCTGAAGCGAATCACCGAGTTCATCTCATGCCTCTCGCTCGCGCGACGATCATCGCCGAGGCGCGTGCCTGGATCGGCACGCCCTACCGCCATCAGGCTTCGCTCAAGGGCGTCGGCTGCGACTGCCTCGGCCTGGTGCGCGGGGTGTGGCGCGCGGTCTGCGGCGAGGAGCCTGAGCCGGTGCCGGCCTATGCGCCCGGCTGGGCCGAGGCGACCGGCACCGAGCAGCTTGCCGCGGCCGCGGCGCGGCATCTGACGCCGCTCGCCGATCCGAGCGCGTTCGCGCCCGGCGACGTGATCCTGTTCCGCTGGCGTTCGGAAATGCCGGCAAAGCATGCCGCGATCGTGACGGCGCCCACCCTGATGGTGCACGCGCATGACGGCGCGTCGGTCGCCGAGGTCGCGATTGCACCGTGGTGGCGGCGGCGGCTCGCCTATGCGTTCGCCTTTCCGGGAGTGACGTGATGGCAGCCCTTGTTCTCTCCGTCGCGGGTGGCGCGATCGGCGGCCTGTTCGGGCCGGTCGGCGCGATCGCGGGCCGCATTGCGGGCGCGATCGGCGGTAACATCATCGACCACGCGCTGCTCGGCGGCAGCGGCGACCGCTATATCCAGGGTCCGCGTCTCGCCGACCTCGACGTCATGGCCTCGACTGAGGGCGCGCCGATCCCGCGCGTCTATGGGCGCGCGCGGCTTTCCGGCCAGGTGATCTGGGCGACGCCGCTCGAAGAGGTCGCATCGACCGACAGCGAGACGACGGGCGGGAAGGGCGGCGTGCTGGCGGGCTCGACCACCACGACGACCACCTACAGCTACTTCGCGAACTTCGCGGTCGGCCTGTGCGCCGGCCCGATTGGGCGCATCGGGCGCATCTGGGTCGACGGCCAGCTGCTCGATCTCTCCGGCCTGACCTATCGCTTCTATTACGGCGACGAGACGCAGACGCCCGATCCGCTCATCGTCGCGACCGACGGCGCCGACAATGCGCCGGCCTATCGCGGCCTTGCCTATGTGGTGTTCGAGCGCCTGCCGCTGGAGAATTTCGGCAACCGCATCCCGCAGCTTTCGTTTGAGATCATGCGCCCGATCGGCGCGCTCGAGCGCATGGTGCGCGCCGTCACGCTCATCCCCGGCACGACCGAGTTCGGCTACGAGCCAGATTGCGTGGTGCAACTCCTCGGACCCGGGCAGATGGGCGCCGAGAACCGGCACGTCGGGATCACACCGTCCGACGTCGATGCCTCGCTCGATGCGCTCCAAGGCGCCTGCCCGAACCTCGAACGCGTCGCGCTTGTCGTCGCGTGGTTCGGCACCGATCTGCGCGCGGAGCATTGCGTTATCGTTCCCGGCGTCGAGTCCGCCACCAAGGAGACGTTTCCGAACGACTGGTCGGTTGCCGGCGTGTCGCGCGGCGCGGCGCATCTCGTGTCGACCGTCGACGGCCTGCCCGCCTATGGCGGCTCGCCGTCCGACGACAGCGTGAGCCATCTGATCCAGGCGCTGCACACGCGCGGCCTGAAGGTCACGCTCTATCCGTTCGTCGTGATGGATATTCCCGCCGGCAACGGGCTCTCCGATCCGTGGACGGGCGCTGCGGACCAGCCGGCCTATCCGTGGCGCGGGCGGATCACGTGTGATCCCGCGTCCGGCCAAACCGGCTCGCCCGACGGCACCAGCACGGCCGCAACGCAGGTCGACACGTTCTTCGGCGTCGGCGATCCGGACGCCTTCGGCTACCGGCGCATGGTGCTGCACTACGCGCAGCTTGCCGCCGACGCCGGCGGCGTCGATGCGTTTCTCATCGGGTCGGAGCTCCGCAGCCTGACGCGCGTGCGCTCGGCGAGCGGCGTCTATCCGGCGGTGACCCGGCTCATTGAACTTGCGGCCGACACGAAGGCGATCGTCGGCTCCGGCACGGTGGTCACCTACGGCGCCGACTGGACCGAGTACGGCGCGCATGTCGTCGACAGCGGCGCGAGCGAAGTGCGTTTCCCGCTCGATTCGCTGTGGGCGTCATCCTCGATCGACGCGGTCGGCATCGACTACTACGCGCCGCTCGCCGACTGGCGCGACGGCGATCCGCATCTCGATCGCGCGATCACGGACTCGATCTACGATCGGGCGTATATCGCCGGCAATCTGCGCGGCGGCGAGGCCTATGACTTCTATTATGCGAGCGACGCCGACCGCGCCGCGCAGACGCGCACGCCGATCACCGATGGGCTTGGCAAGCCCTGGGTGTTCCGCGTCAAGGACATCTGGAACTGGTGGGCGAGCGCGCATTACGAGCGCGTCGGCGGCGTTGAACTCGGCACGCCGACCGCCTGGGTGCCGCAAGGCAAACCGATTTGGCTGAGCGAAATCGGCTGCGGTTGCGTCGACAAGGGCGCAAACCAGCCGAGCGTCTTCCCCGATCCGAAGTCCTCGGAGTCGGGCCTGCCCTATTTCTCGACCGGCGCGCGCGACGACCTGATGCAGCGCCGCTTCCATGAGGCGGTGCTCACCACGGTCGATCCGGCGTTCGGTGCGACCTTGGGCAACAACCCGATCTCCACGGTCTATGCCGACCGCATGCTCGATCCGTCGGCGATCCATCTGTGGACCTGGGACGCGCGGCCCTATCCGGTCTTTCCCGCCGCGCTCGATGTCTGGAGCGACGGCGGCAACTGGGACACCGGCCATTGGCTGACCGGCCGGCTCGGCGGCGCCCCGCTCGACGCGCTGGTTGCCACGATCCTCACCGACGCCGGCATCACCGACGGCTTCGACGCGACCGCGCTCGGCGAGGGGCCGGACGGCTACGTGATCGACCGCCCGATGTCGCCGCGCGCCGCGATCGAGCCGCTCGCGTCGGCTTACGCCTTCGATGCGAGCCAAGATGGCGACACGCTGCGCTTCCGTGCGCGCGGCGGCGAAACGGTCGCGGAATTCGTCGAGGACGATTTGGTGCTGCCCGACGATGCCGCGCCGCTGCGTCTGACGCGCGCGCAGGAGACCGAGCTGCCGCGCGAGGTCTCGATCGGCTACACCGACGGCGAATATGACTATCGCCGCGCCGCCGTGACCTCGCGCCGCCTCGTCGGCGGCTCGGCCAGCACGGCGCAGGCCGACCTCGCGGTCGTCACCAACGACGCGGCCGCCTCCCGGCGCGCCGACATCTGGCTGCAGGACCTGTGGGCCGGGCGCGAGAACGCCGAGTTCGCGCTGCCGCCGAGCGCGCTCGCGCTCGCACCCGGCGACGTGGTCGGCCTCACGGCCGGCGGTCGGCGCCGCCTGATCGAGATCCGCGAGATCGTCGATACGCAGAGCCGCAGCATCACCGCGCAGTCGATCGACCCGGACGTGTTCGACCAGGAGGTCGCCGCGCCGCGCCGCCCGCCGCCGGTCGCGCCGCTGGCCATCGGCCCGGTCTATCCGTTCGTCCTCGACCTGCC